GTGCGTGAGATGGCAGTACCGGGTGGCCCAGCCATTCGTGCAACAAGAGAGCAGACACAAAAGTCTTCTCAGGTTATTGCCGCAGAAGTAGAGGCTATCCGCCTCCGCGAAATGGCACAAAAAATGACCAGCCCAGAATTGCGTAACCAGTATCTCGCCGAAGCAATTCGTTACGAGAACAAAGCGAAGCAACTCTAACTAACCATCTAACAGAAAGGGATTGAGACATGGCACTAGCCGCTCCTTCCATTGACGACCTATTCGGCGGACTTCCTGCTGAACAGCGCGTTGAGCGTTTCGAGGCATACAAGTCAGCCTTGAGCGCAGTACACACAAACACATTGACTGCTCACCGTCGCGGCGAGCTTTCATTCAGCCCATCAACCGGAATCACAAAGACTGTTTCTGCTGCTACACGCACAGAAGAAGCTCTTTCTGACCTCTCTAAGGTTGTTTCAGGCGACCAGCTTGCAGCAGTTACATCTGCTCTTGCAGGAATCCAGGACGTAAGCAAGAACATCAGCCTTACATCACCACTTAACAACACCATCTCAGGAATTTCTGGTCTCGTACCTTACGACCTTGACCCAGTGCTTTCAATGCTTATCCCGAAGGAACTTTACCTTCGCAACAGCACAGCACGAATCAAGGCACAAGGACAGGCACTTGAATTCCGTCGCATCACTGGTCTTTCTAACGCCGGTGTTGGTGGAGTTGCTAACCTAAGTTCATTCTTCAACTCGAACACTGCTTCGACTTCATTCAACGGCGTAACTCTTAACCGTCCTACTCAGATTGTTTACGCAGCTGACAAGATTGTTAAGTCATTCGTTGAACAGGGTCTTTCAGACAGCGTTTCATTGCAAGCTGAATTTGCTGGGCAAGGCTACACGGATTTGAGACAACTGAGCCACACAAGCCTCATTTGGTCACACTTCCTTGCTGAAGAGCGCAACATGATGAACTCTTGTTCAACACCTGTTGCTTCTGCTGCTCAAATTGCTGCATTGACTTTCACTGCCGCTCCTGACGCAACTGGAACAGGAATCACAACAGGAACATCATCAACAGTTTGCCAGGTAACACTGTCATCTGCATACGGTGAGTCTGCTCCTTTTGCTGCTGGAACAATCACAACTGTTTCAGGACAGGGTGTTAAAGTAACATTCACAGGAGCTATTCCTGCTGGCGTTGTTGCAATCAACATCTACGCAACAACAAGCACACCAACTGTTTACAAGGCTTCAACTCCTTCAACTGCTTCTGGTGTAACTGGACTTGCGTTCGCTTCAACAACTGCTGCTGTTCCATCAACCGATGGTTCATACAACACATACGCTGCTGGCGCTAACAGTGGAACTGGATACGATGGATTCGTAAACACATTCCTTACTCTTGGTGGCTACCAGAACGCACTTAACGGAACAATCGCTTCGCAGTCAACTGCTGACGACTTCCTACAGGCAGCTTTCGTTTCACTCTTCAACTCAACAATGGGCGACCCAGACGTAGTCATCACGACTGCTGCTGTACGACGCGCACTTGCTAAGGCGATTCAGACAAGCGCAAGCACATCTTCATACCGTCTTAACTACGAGACTGGCAAGGACGGCATCGTTCTTGGTTCACTCGTACAGGCTGTTCAGAACCAGGCAACTGGAAAGATGGTTGACCTCGTAACTCACCGCTTCGCACCTGCTGGTGTTGCGTTGATTCACACGAAGCAACTTCCATTCCCGGACTCAGGTGTTGCTCAGACCGTCGAGGCACACAACACAGTGGACAGTTTAATTATCGAATGGCCACAAATCGGATTTTCTTATGACATCTCAAGCTACACATACGGCGCTCTTGCGTTCCGTGCGCCAGCTTGGTCAGGTGTTGTAACCGGAATCACTGGTTGATTTTCAACCAATTAAATCGCTAGGTGCTTGCATCTAGCCACTGAGGTAGAGCGGTGCAGGAAGTTCCCCTTCTTCTTGCACTGCTCCCTCGTTCGCAAAGGGAGAAACAAATGAGACTTGTCGGTTCCGATAATGGTCTTAAAGAAATACAAGTCAACGAAGGCAAAGTTATTCCTCGACAAAAGGATGGCACGTTCCACGTTGACGGAGGTACTGCCAAGTCTCTCGTAAAGTCAGGAGACTTCGCTGTGGCTGGAATTAACTTTAGAAACGCAACTGGTTACAAATGCACCGCATGTAATTTTGTTGGACTCTACCGCGATAAGTGCGGTAAATGCGGTTGCACCGAACTCACCTTAGAAGAGGAATAAATGTCAGTCATAGCACCATTCGTTTACTCCGGTGGAAAGGTCGAGCCTTACGTCTCGCTTGAAGAAGTTAAGTTCAGCCCGACTGCTTCTGCTATTGACTTCTCTAACCTGATTGAAGACGCTTCACAGGCTGTTCAAGACCGCGCACTGTCAGAACTAATTGTTCGTGCATCGTCTAAGGCTGACAGTTACGCAATGGGTGTTTACGGTTCACTCTGCGCCACCTCAAACACTGAGAATGGTCGCTACTACATGAACCGCGCAGGGCAGATTATTATCAACCCCTACTTCACACCTATCCTCGAAGTTCAATCATTCATGGTTGGCTGGGGGCCAGGTAATGGGATGCAAGCTGTAACGCTTTCGTCTTCTAACTGCTCTATTGAGCGCACTCAGTTCATCATTACTTCGCAATCCACTATGGGCCTTTACTTTGGAAACCTCGGAATCGCTGGCGGCAACATGCAGTCAGGTACAGAGGTCTTCTGTCAGTGGTCATACGTCAACGGTTGGGCTAACACTTTTACCAATACAACGTCCGCTATCGGCGCTACATCAGTCACCGTGAATAACGTGGTTGGTATCTACCCAGGACAGATGCTTACTATCTGGGATGGACAACAGGACGAGTTCGTACAGGTTTCTACAACGTGGGTTCCTGGTACTACAACACTCACATTCACAACACCGCTCAAGTACCGTCACGGTTCAGGCGTAAACATCTCAGCTCTACCTGCAACAATTAAGCAAGCCGTAATCCACTTCATTGTTTCAATGGTGAAGGAGCGCGGTCAGGGTGGACTTGTGCTTAACGAAATTGGTGAGCCATCTCCAGTATCAGGCCGCACTGAAAGTTCAATGCATGACGAGATTCTTGCTTACGACTTACTAGATGAGTTCAAGCAGATTTGGGGTCGTGCATAATGTCACGCGCCACAGTACGCCAGGCAGTCGCAACGTACTTGACAAACGCTGGTGTTACCAACCTTTCAAGTGTCAGACAGTTCCCGGCAAAACTTACGCCGGAAGGTGAGTTCTTTGAAGGTGAAGACCCAGGACACAGTTCTGGCGCAATCATCTTCTTATACATCGAGAATCAGTTTGAGAATCGCATTGCTCTAGGTGGCGCACATCATGGTCGTAAGGCCATTGACTACACGTTCATCTTGGACTGCTACCTACGCTCAACACACAAGAAGTCAGAAGACGCAGGGTTCGACAACGAAGCCTTCCTTGATTCTCTTGTTACCGCTATTCGTGCAGACAGAAACGCTGGCGCACCTAACATCATCTTCCAATGGGGAGAAGGCGCTAATGGCGCAGCTGGTGGTCAAGACATTGACATCACCTCGTATTACCCTCGCCAAATAAACGGCAAGGCAGCAGCAACGCAAGTGACTTCGATTGTCCGAGTCCACGTTGTTGAAATTATCGACAACTAAGGAGCATTATGTTTACCTATAACGGAACCGAAGCAACGGTTTACAACGACATTACATTTGAGGGTTCAACTCTTGTAGCAGAGCCAGGCAAGTCATACGAACTTGACGCTGCTCCTGACGAGAATTGGTCTTCAAGCGCATCACCAAAAGCATCACAAAAAGCCCCAGAAGCGCCTGTAGAGGCTTCTGATTCAACCCCAACCACAAACTAAGGAGCGCCTCAGATGGCCTTTTTATCCGCCAATAGTTATCTTGGACTAGCACCAGAGACAACCAGAGGAACAGCAGCAACTTCGGGTGCAATTTACATCCCGGTTACTACACCTCAGACAACCCCAATGCAGACGTTCCTTCGTGACGAAGCGTTCCGAGGTTCACCAACAACGGTCTATGACCAGGTTCAGGGTATTCGCCACGATGAGTACGACGCTAAGGTTTACCTTTACGCCGACACATTTGGAAACCTTGTTAAATCAGTTCTAGGTGGAGTTGACACAGTTCAGACAGGCGTTCCAAACGCAGGTCTTTACACTCACACCATTAAGTTGCTGAACAATGCAGCCATTGGTTCACAGCCATCGTCATACTCAATTCTTGACTTTGACGGAGCCAACTACTTCTTGATGACAGGCGCACAGGCAGACAGCCTTGCAGTTACCTTTGGTGCAGAAGCAGCCGCAGACGCAACAGTTAAGTTTATGGCGAACCCATACACCTCATCTACAAGCGCACCTGCTGGAACAGCGTTCTCAACATTCACTTGGCCAGCTACTCCTGACCACTTGATTCCTGCATGGAATACAGTTATTCAGTACGGCCCAGTTGGTGGTTCATTGACTACTTACACCTACATTCAAACTGGTGAATTGAGCATTGCACGAAAGACAACTCCTATTCACACAATGGGTCAGCAGTCTCCATACGCATTGTTCGCAGGGCCAATAGAAGTTACAGGTAAGTTCACAGCAGTAGTTGACAACAACGCAGACACATGGTCAACTCCTTCAACATACACATCTACTTCAACAACAACTGGTACAACTGTTTCAACTGCGGACGCTCTTACACGCGACCCACAGAAGTTGGTTATTACAATGACCGACCCTAACGACAACGTACTTACTGGAAGTCAGAGCATTTCGTTCACTTTGAACAATGTTCAGATGCACGATGTTAAGCGCACACGCGGCAAGGAATACACAGAAGTTGAAGTATCATTCACTGCTAATGCAAACACGACTGACGCAACAACTGGATTTTCACCAATCCAAGCTACAATCGTAAACGCAGTAACAACCGCTTACTAATACCAAGCCCAAAGGGGATAAAATGCCAGCAATAAACCTTCCAAACAATCAGTCAGCCATCTTGTATGGGCGTGATGAAATCTCTGAGCGCACTGCTCGAAGTATCTCGCGCTCGTACATGAAGGCGGCTGGTGCAGCTGCAACGCTTGTCAAACTAGGTTTTGACGAAAGCAATCCTGATTCATGGTCTGTTTTTTCTAATCTTGAAGACTCAGACAGAGACAGTCTTGACGGATACCAGGCGGCTCTTATTGTCGGCATGGTTCAGTCATGGTCACTTGGAGATTTGCCAACACTTGAATCAGCGCTAGACCTTCCTAAGAATGTCTTTGATGCTTTGGCTACGGCTTGTGCTGATGAGTTCAACGGTGTTATTAACACTGAACCAAGTCTTGACCCAAAAGCCCCTACCGCCGACTAGCGCGGCTGGAGGCAGCAATACGCGGTAAAGATGCGGATGTTGACAATGAGATGTTTTCGTTGTTTCGTGAGTACCAGTTTCGTAAAACATTTGGTGGCTCGCACGAAGACTTTTTAAATCAACCAATGACAAACACTGAGTGGCTTTTAGCCATTCACTCAATCGTTAATAAGGTGCAAAATGACCAGTGAAATTATCTGCACTAATACATTTAGCATAAAAGAGCGACTACAGGTAAAGCAAGCCAAAGCCAACGAAGCCGCTAGGAACATTGTTGTTCGTGGCTCAAGAGTTATTGCTGAGACTGCCAAAGAGCAGTTCAGGGAGAAAAACCCTGACGTAGTTGCAGCTCCGCCTCAAGCACCTAACCCAACATCTCGAACCGGCGAACTTCGTCGTTCAATCAGGATGCTCTCTGTAGCAAGTCTTGGAACAGGTCGCTGGGAAAGCACAACAGGAACAAAAGTGCAATACGCACGACCAGTTGAATACGGACACGGAAGCACAGGCAATGCTTTCCCATTTATGCGTTCAGGATTTCAAGGCGCTAAAGGCGTTAGAAGTTGGTCAGAACTTAAAGACATTTACCGAGAGGAATGGGCTAAGGCTCTAGAGTAATGAACGAAATCGGAGACTTAGTAGTACGGCTCATAGCCGACATTCGAGAGTTCATGGGGAAGATGGACGAGGCCGAAGCAAAGGTTGGGGAATTTGCTGCCGCATCTGAAAAATCAAGCGCACGTTTTGGAAAAGCAATGTCCAAGATTGGCACTGCCGTTATTGGTGCTACTGCCATTATTGCTGGATACGGTCTTAAAGCTGCATACGATTATGGAAAAACCATTGAAGCAATCGGGTTTCAATCTGGTGCAAGCGCAGCAGAAGTTGACCGACTAAAGACACACATCCTCGACCTATCTGTTTCAGTAGCCACTTCTGCTACCGACCTTGCCGCTGCTTACACTCAAGTTGAAAAAGCAGGATTTAGTGGAGCAAAAGCAGACGCACTTGTTTCCAACGCCGCAAAATTAGCAAAACTTTCTAACACAGATTTAATCACTACTACAAAAGACTTGATTGCCGTACAAGCTCTTCAAGCAAATGGCTCAAAAGACGCTGCCGCATCAGCAGGATTATTGCTTCAACTAACAAAAAACTCTGTTGGCTCAATGTCAGACTTAAACGCAGTTTTTACAGGCAAACCAGCAGCGGTAGCAGCTTCATACGGCATAAGTTTGGCTAACATGGCAACGGGTGTAGAGGCTGTTGCTAAACATGGTTTAGATGCCAATGTTGCAATGACAAGTCTTTCTTCCGGTATTACTCGAATGATTAAACCTTCGTCAGCAATAAATGACCTACTTGTGGGAACAAAAACTCACAAAGGTATAGGCATGAATCAACAACAACTTGCCGATGATTTTAGAAAACCTAATGGTTTATTTGTTGCCCTCAACGACTTAAAGACACACTTTGTTTCTGCTGGATACCCTGCTCAACAATTTGGTGCATTTCTAACTCAACTTGCTGGCCCAAGAGGTTCAGCAGGATTTGGTGTTATGGCTAAGTATTTAGGCGACATGACAAAGTATTATCCTCAGCTAGTAAATAGTTCTAAACAATTTGCTGACTCATGGGCTGCTTTTCAAAAAACACCTGAATTTAAGTTTGACAAGTTAAAGACAGCATTTCATGATGCAATGATTAAAGTTGGAAACTTTATTCTTCCTGTCGCCATCGACATTGCCAATGCCCTTCTTGCTGCTCAAAAATGGCTTTCTAACCCTAAGCACAAAATCTACGCACACATTGTTGCGGATGTAGCTGTTGGTATTGTTGCTACTGCAATTATTTCTAAAATTACAAATGCAATTCAAAAGTGGACTAATACAGGTGTAGAAGCAAAGACCCTTGCTCAGGGTGTAACTCAAATTAGTCTTCTAACTGAAATTGCTGCTAATACATTGGCTATGGCAGGAGAACTTGTAACCGTTGCAGCCGAAGCAGGAGTTATCGCTACTGAAACAGGAGTTGTTGCCGCCGAGGGTGGTACTGGTGGAATTGCAAGATTGCTTGGAACGGCTCTTGGGCCTTTGATTGCTTTTGCACCAGAATTAATTGTTGCTGCTGCTGGTCTTGCGGCAGTTGTTATTGTTATAAAGAACATTGTTGATTTATTCAAAAACCCTGTAATGTCCGCAGCATCTTATGTATCGCCTCTTTCTAACGAACGAGGTGGTTATGTTTTAACCAAAGCACAAATAAACGCAGTGGACATGTCAACTCCTTATGGAAACATAAGTGCAGGACAGGCACAAGCCGCTTCTGATTATGTAACCAAGACATTGCACGACCAATACAGCCCCAATGCAGATTCAAAGTATCAAAAAGACCTTATGACGCAATTCAAAGCGTTCGCTGCTTATGACAAAGGTAAGACTTCAACCTCATACGTTACTATTACAGTAAAGGCTAGTAAGTAATGGGCAAGGGGTCTTTTAGTTCGGACACACCTCAGAATTTTGAAATAAACATTGAAGCATCGGTTATTTCAGAAGCGTTGATTACTAACCCTGCTTTCATTGAAGCAGTAGCAAAAGAGATTCGTACTCAAATGACTAAGGATGTTCGTTGGATGGGGAACTTGTTTTCTAAATGGGCTTCAACAAATCCACCGGCTCCTACGACAAGGAACAGGATTAGCAACTAATGGCTATTGACTCACTGCCAATTTTGTCGGTGCAAATTGCCTTTAATCCGACAAACATTCAAGGATTACCAAGCACACAGACTTGGACTGATGTAACCCCTTACGTTCGCAGTTTAAGCACTCGTCAAGGTCGTCAACACTATCTTGAAAGAGTTGAAGCGAGTTCATTGAGTTTAGTTGTAAACAATAGAACAGGTTTCTTTCTAAACGGTGGAGCTACTTCTGCTGGCGGCAACGGAACTGGTTACGTCATTCAACCTCGTACCCCTATTAAGGTAACGGCTTCTTGGGCGCAATCATCTTCGACTTCATTAACAATAGGTGTTGGTTCTCAAACATTTACAACAACTAATGGAATGGGAACATCTACTGGCTTACCAGTAACTCTTTCTAGTGGTGCTAATACCATGACTGGTACTTGCACCGCCTACAACTCCACCACTGGTTCAATGACGGTAAATGTTGCTTCTGTTACTGGCTCAGGAACATTATCGTCTTGGTCGGTTTTAATTACTTACCCAACTTTTTACGGACTCATTGACGACATTTCCGAAAATGTTACTGACGAAATAAACAGTGACATGACAATTAGGGCAACTGACCTGACTAAGTTCTTGTCTTTGCAATACATGTCATCTAATAATTTTTGGAACACATACGCCAAAAGCACAAGTGCAACAAACTGGTTTCGATGTGACCTTACAAAACAGGCAACTGTTACAAGCGCGGTTACTCCCTCAGTTACTTATGGTTTTGGTTACACTGACTACACCAGTGTTAATAACTTTGCAGTTGGGGAATCTGTTTACGTAAATGGACTAACCACCTATTCTGGTTCAACCCAAAATTCGTATTCAACAGCTCCGGTTCAATTTTCAAATGGTTCTATGTTCACCCTAAGTACCGGTAACAATCCTGGTACAGCTGGCGGTCAGGCAACTGCTACACAGACAAACACATCAGACCAATTAACTAACGGTGGTCAAGCGTATTACGTTAATGACGTAGGTTTTAATCCAAATGGGGCTATGGTTTATTCAGCGAATGGCTCCATAAGTCTTTCAAATGGTTCCAATGCCCCTACCGGATACATGCAAATTGCAGACGTGCCAACTGGCTTTGGTGTTTACAATGGTGCGCTGGATTTTTGGATACTAGGACAAGGCATTGCTGGTCAGTTAATTACCAATGTTCTTGGACACGGTTCAAGCGACTCTGACGTAGAACTATGGGTATCGCCAAACGGATACCTTGAGGCAGTTTTAGTGGGTGATTCTACCGGAACTATCTCAAGAGCTTCTGCTAGCGGAACACAATTTACTTTTACAGGCAGTTTTACGCCTTCACAATACAACACAACAAATGGCTATGTAAGAATAAGCGGACTTACTGCGGCATACAACGGTGAATGGAAAATTGTTTCAGTAAATTCAACCACAATGGTAGTTGAAAGCAATACGACATCTGCAACTATTACTGGTCGTACCGGCGTATCTCATGGAATTGTTCGTTCAAACATAGCCGTTAATGATGGTTACTGGCATCACATTGGTTTGTGTAATAACTCATCTGGTGTTCTTTGCATTTATGTAGATGGAACATTTACGCCAATAACAACTTCTACTATTTCTTATTCGGGTTGGACAACAACATTTTCTGGTACTAATTATGCGCTTTACATTGGTGCGTATAACGGATTTTATCTTGGTGGTGGTGGAACACCTACGCTTGCCGCACTTGTTGATGAAGTAATTATTAGTAGCACAACGAACAATTCTACCCTTTACAATGAAGTCTTAAATCGATACGGAGCCGGAACTCTTCTTTCATTAGGGTTTCCCGTAACCCCTGGACTTTATTTTACTTCGGGAACCAGAATTGCACACATACTTTGCATTGCTGGATTTGGAACTATTGTTAATGGCAATGTAGTGCTTAATTCAAATACTTTTTTTATTAACGACTACCCAAGCCCCTGGGGGCCTGGTTTGGCAAACAATTATTATACATTTGTTGAGCCGTATTATTGGGATAGTCCGGTTACTGGTTCTACTGCGCTTGACCTAATTTTGCAGATTTGCGACACTGACATTGGTTCGTTTTTTCAAAAACCTGATGGAACATTAGCGTTTCACAATCAGAATTATTACGGTTACTGGTCTTGGACTACTTCTACAACTTCTTTAACAGTAGGAACAGGAACGCAAACTCTTATTATACCTTCAGGTATAAGTTTCACTCCTGGAATGAGTGTAACCCTTTCAAATGCTTCTTCCACAATGACAGGCACAGTTATAACGTATGCGTCTGGGCCAGGTTCAAACTACACTCTTATTGTAAACATAACTAGTTTTACTGGTTCAGGAACGCAATCTACATGGAACGTAAGTTCTTGGAATCCAAATAACACTTATGTTCCTGCTCCTATTGGCGACCACATTTGGACAGACGACGCATCCTCGACGTATCACTACTACGGCCCAAGCCTTCAGGTTTTACGAGATGATGTTGACACCTGGACAACTGTTAAGGTTTCACCACAGTCAGGTACGTCTCAGGTGTATGAAAACTTTGTTAACGAACCTCGATGGGGTTACACGACACTTACTAAATCGGCAACACTTCACACAACTTTGAGCCTTGCGCTTTCTACTGCGACATTTCTTGGCAACCTGTTTAAGACTCCATTGCCTAGAATTACTAACGTCGAGCTGCGAAGTGAGACATCGAACGGTGGAAACATGACCGCCATGCTAAATACCGATTTTGGTGACATTGTTACAATTAAACGCACGTCACCCAACGCTTCTACTTCGGGAACGTATCCTTCACAGAAGGGTCAAATTAGTACCAACATGGTTGTAGAATCTATTAGCCATGACTTTCAAGCGGAACCTGGTTTTTGGCACACATCATTCGCTCTTGACCCTTACCCAATTAGGAGTTAGTTATGGGGAATATTCCTAACACCACAACAAACGGACTAGTTCTTACCTCGGTAGGAAACGGCTCTAACGATTCACAGTGGGCTATAAATAGCAGCGCTGGTTCAGTAACTCTTGCTGGTGACGTAACCGGCGCTAGTGGAAGCAACACCGTAATTAAAATTAACGGTACTGCTTTAGGAACATTGACAGGAGCAACAAACGGTTATGTTCTTACCTGGGATAGCACATCAAGTACTTGGATTCCAGCCGCAGGTGGTAGTTCTCTTGCTGGCTATCCAGTAAATGTAACGGGAATTGGTAACGGCGACGTTCTTTACTGGTCAAACGTGGGCGCTGTTCAGCAATGGGTAACTGGCCCAACCCCAACAGGTGACGGTCAACTTCAATACTGGAACACTTCTCTGAGTGGTCACTGGTCGCTTTCTGCCGCAGCCACAACAACAGGTCAAGCGCTTGTTTGGAATAACAGCACCCTGACATGGGGGCCAGGTTCAGTTCCTTTGGTAGGTGACGTATCGGGTACAACATCTTCTAACCAAGTAGTCAGCCTTGCAGGTGGTCAAACCCTTGCACTGACTGGTGGAAACTTTCCTGTATCGGGAAGCATCATGCAATACGTCACAGCAGGCTCAACCCCTGCTTGGACAACAGGTGCGGCTCCCACACAAAACGGACAACTGCTTCAATGGAATGGCGCTGGATGGGCGCAAAGCGACTCAACCCCTCCATCTACCGGTAACACTCTTATTTGGAATAGTTCTATTTTACCATTTGGAAAATGGACTCCTGGAAACATAACTCTTGCTGGTGAAGTAACTGGTACTACAGCTTCAACTTCTGTTGTAAAACTTATTACCTATTTGCTTCCTGTTACTGGCGCTCAAATGGGGAACTTCCTTTATTACAACAGCACATCAGGTCAATGGGCTTACGGTGGCGCTCGAACTGGTGGAGCAACACCATCCGTAGGTGACGTTCCGGTTTGGAACGCAACAACTGGTTGGACAGCAGGGCCGGTAAGCAGTACGCCTTCGTTGCTAAATAATTCAACCGGTTCAATGTTTCAAAACTCAACAACCAACGTAACTAACACGATTGCCAGAGTTGATAACATGGCATCAAACTTTGTAAATGGTTCGGTGACATTCAATGGTTCTGGTGGAACGTATCCTTATTCGCTTAGGGTTCCTACTACTGGCTACTATCAGGTTGACGGACAAGTTTACATAGCGGCAGGTACGGCTACTGGTGGTTATGTAATTTCTCTCATCTATGTAAATGGTTCAGAAGTTATGAGGGCAAACTCTTTCGGCACAGGTGG